ACTAGGTAGGGAGAGGGTCTGACATGGCTGATTATGTAGTTACTCACGGCATTTACCGTGATGAATACGCAGCTGTGCAGACCCTCACACCTGTCACCAACCTTCGACTGGGCGACACAGTATCGGTAAGCGGTGTCGGTAACTCTTTCAACGGCAACCACACTGTTTACAGCATGGAGCCGTACGAATATCAAGGCGTCGACGAAAACGGCTATTTGATATTCGACTACTACGTATCAAAACCAAACCAAATCATTTACGCCCACGGTGGACACACCGACATGGACGCATATGAAGCGTTAACAGGCACCCTAAGCCACACCGAAAGTGTTTCTTGGATTGTCGCTGCAGACGTGCTTGCTTGGCTAGGTATCGACGTAGCAACCGCTAACGACACAGCCTTTGTCACCACTTGTGTAAACGCCAGCAACGCTTGGTGCTATCGCAAACGTGAACAAGCTGGCTACACGGACTCAATGAGCACAGTGCCCAGCGCAGACGTCAAACTCGGCACCGTCATGTATGCCGCCACGCTTTACCGTGAGCGTGGATCTGTTGACTCGTTTGCGTCGTTTGACGCTATGGGTACTTTTCCTGTGCCGTCAACACTTGGGCGTATTATGCAGCTGCTCGGCTGTGGCAGGGCTCAGGTTGCGTAGTGGCCGCGTCTGGCATCCTCGTGGAGGCTGTTAACGCAGTTAAAACAGCGTTGACTGGGCTCGGCTTGAAGCCTGTGACTGACCCTCGTAACGCTCGACCGTTGTCTGTGTTTATCGAGTTGCCGACCGTGTCGGCGTTTACATACAACGTGGGTGACATCACCCTGCGTTGCCGCGTTTTGGCTCCTCCCCCAGGTAACCAAGACGCTGGCGACTATCTCATGACCATCGCTGATCAAATAATGAACTCGGCGATTGCCGTTACTGATTTGTCACCGGGTTCGGTGTCGGTCGGTGGGCAAGACCTTCCAACCTACGACCTCACAGTTCGTGTGGCCGTGAAACGCAACTAAAGGAGCCATCATGGCAACAACAACTTTCCTCGGAAACGCAACCGTAAACATCACCCAAGGTGCAACCACCTACGACGTGTCAGATCAGTGCACCTCGTTAACATTGACCATCGGCAACGACGAACTTGAGTCAACCGCTTTCGGCGACACTGGCCACAAGTTTGTTGGCGGCCTTCAATCAGTCGAAGTGACCATGACTTTGTTCTTGAGCTACGGCACAGGCGAAGTCGAAGCGATGCTTGCAGCTGCTGTCGGTCAAGGGTCAACTGATTTAATTATCAGCCCATCAGGGACCACAGAGTCAGCCACCAACCCTGAGTACACCATCACCGGTGCAATGCTTGCCAACGCACCAGTCATTAACTCAACGGTCGGCGAATTAGCCACCGTCGACTTGACATTTGTTGGTGGTACCTGGGCTCGCGACATCGTCTAAACAACCAACCTCAACGCATAGGGAGAAACTATGAAAATAACAATGCACGTCCAACAAAACGATGGCCAAGAATACGAGGTAACCACCAACCTGTTTACGGTGGTTGCGATGGAACGCAAGTTCAAAATAAAAGCCTCAGATCTGGCACAAGGTATCGCCCTTGAGCACCTGGCTTTTCTGGCTTACGAGTCATGTAAACAGTCGTCAATTCCAGTGCCGTTATCGTTTGATGACTACCTGAAAAAACTTGACAACATTGACATTGTTAACGAGGAACCCGCAAACCCTTCCGTCGAGGCAGCTACTCAAGGCAACTAGCAGAAGTGCTAGTGGTCACCGGGTACTGGCCTCATGACATACCATTTGATAGTCAAGATCTGGCAACAGTGATTGACGTGTTGAAAGACCAAGCGAAAGAAGCAAACCGTGCCCGCAAGCGTTAGAACCGAAATACTTGGTGCTAAAGAAGCTGTGCGCGCCCTCAACAAAATTGAGCCCGGTCTGCGTAAACAATTTACTGCTGACGCCACACGTATAGCCCAGCCCGCTATCGAGGAAGCACAGCAACGCTACGTGCAGCTCGGTGTGCCGTTGTCGGGCATGGCTCGTAACTGGCAGTCAAAGGGCCGCAAACTATTCCCGTATGATCCACGCAAAGCCGTACGCGGTTTGAAGGTCAAGGTAGAAGGCGACCGTCGCAAAACCAGTGTCATCTTGTTGGAGCAACGTGACGCCGGCACAGCAATTTTCGAGTCTGCTGGCCGCGCCACCGTTAACACTTTGGGCGATGCGCTTGGGCCATTAAAACCAAACCACACTCGAATTCTTGGGCCATCACTTTTTAAGCGATCAGATGAGGTCACAGGCGAAATGGAAAAAGCCGTGTTAGCAATCGTTGACCGTGTAAACAAGGAGACTCGCTAATGGCTATCAGTATCCCCATCATCACTGAGTTCAACGGTTCTGGCATTGCTAAAGCACGTCAAGAATTCAAACAGTTGGAAGGCGCTGGCGCTAAAGCCCAATTTGCTATTAAGAAAGCGGCTGTACCTGCAGCTGCCGCGTTAGCCGGTGTCGGTGCCGCACTATTTGACGCCACAAAAGGCGCTATTGAGGACGCTGCAGCGCAAGACCTATTGGCGAACAGCCTGCGTAAAACCACAAAGGCAACTGACGCCCAGATTGCAGCCAATGAGGACTGGATATCTGAACAAGGTCGTTTGCTCGGTTACACCGACGACCAGCTTCGTCCAGCCCTAAATCGTCTAGCCAAGGCAACAGGGTCAGTCACAGGAGCGCAGAAATTAGCAGCGCAGGCTATGGATATTTCTACGTCGACTTCTCAGCCATTGGAAAAAGTAGTTTCAGCTCTAGAAAAAGCGTACGGCGGGAACATGACCGCACTCCAGCGCCTAGCACCTGAATACCGTCAACTAATCAAAGACGGCGCGTCGTTTGAAGAAGTCATGGCGAAACTGGCTAAAACCACAGGCGGTGCCGCCACCGAAGCAGCCAACACCACGGCGGGACAGTTTCAACGTCTAAAGGTGTCGATGGACGAAACCAAAGAGTCCATCGGTGAAGCTCTTATTCCTGTCGTGCAGGCCGCGTTGCCGTACCTACAAAAGTTCGCTGACTGGGCCGCTAAAAACCCACAAACGTTCAAAATGATTGCATTAGCCATCGGCGCAATCGCAGCTTCTATTTTGCTTGTAAACGCCGCCATGGCAATCAACCCGTTCTCAGCCATCGCAGCCGGCATCGCAGCACTGGTCGTTGGCATTGTGGCGGCCTACAACAAATTCGAGACATTCCGCAACATTGTTCGCAGCGTTGTAAACGGTATTGCGTCGTACTTTGAGTTCATGGTCAACGCCTGGATCAAAGTAATCAACACCGTCATCAAAGGCATTAACCTTGTTAAGCCAGGCAAAGACATTCCCACCCTCGGCTCAATCACTATCGGCCGTCTGGGCGACAAAGACATGACAGAAGGCTTATCAGCGTCACGCATCACAGCGCTAGCCAGTGGCGGCATTGTCACAACACCAACGCTCGCCATGATCGGCGAAGGCGGCGAGTCAGAAGCTGTCATCCCACTTAGCAAACTAGGCAACATGATAAGCGGCGGCGACACCAATGTAAACATTCATGTAAACGGCGGTGACCCCAACGCAGTCGTGGCGGCTTTACGCACCTATATGCGCCAAAACGGTGCGGTTCCCATTCGAGTAGCGTCGTGAGCCTTGCCACATTCACAGTTGAATATTCAACTGACGAAACAACGTGGACAGCGTTAACAAACGTTCAAAACGTGTCTGGCTTTTGTGGTCGACGCACACTTCAAGACATATTTGAACCGTCAACAATGAATGTGACGTTGCGCTACCCAACTGGTTACGCATCGCCTATAACTGATCTTGTCGTGGGCACGTGGATACGTGTGAAACGTACAGGCGCTACATATGAATATTGGCGCGGCCGCATTAAAGACGTGACAGCAAACTACGGCTTGCCGTATACAGCTGGGGTTGGTAACGCCGATTATCTAGTTATTAACGCTGAAGGCGCGTTGGCTGAAATGGGGCGTTTACAAGGTGCCGGCCAGGTTGTCACTTCTGACTTGGTTTATTGGTTGCTTTCTGACGTCCAGACCTACACAGGCATTGGTATCGGCACCACGTTTACAGAAGCCAATTCACCAACCTTAGGCAGCTACACCGTAAACGGCTCATGGGCTGAATATCTGAACCTGATTGCTACTTCTGTAGGGGCAACGATAAAAGACGGCGCGTCAACTCCATCCATGTTTACAAAAGACTTCAACGGGACGCTGCCGGCTGTTTTCAGCGACACAGTCAACGACTCAAGCAATCAAGTTTACGACCAAATCCGTTTTGACTCGTTAGCGTCTGACTATTTCACTCAGGTTGAAGTAAACACTGAGGATTACGGCACCATTGTGGCAAACATGGGTGACGGTCCGTATCGAACGCTTCGCATCTCAACTATCAACAGCAGCGCTGGGCAAGCTCAAGATCTAGCGGATTACTACCTAGGCATTTATTCCAGCCCGTCGTTTGGTATTAGCGAAATCAGTTGCTTGGCAGAAGCTCAAAACAGCATGAACCTTGAATTTGGGTACGCTTGGTATGACCTACCTGGATATCGCACGTATGTCAATTTTCGCGGCCAGTCTTATTACATGACTATTTTGGGCACGTCGTTTGACGCCACTCCGCAATCGGCTCGCTATACGTACTATTTAGCAGCTGCAGATTTAACACCGTATTTTGTTCTGGACTCAGATGTTTACGGGGTACTAGACCAAAACAAACTTTCATGGTAAGGGTATAGGTATGGCAACACCACCAGATTTCTCGGTTGGGCAGACGCTCACTGCGGCACATATGGACGCTGTTGGTCTGTGGCTAGTGAAAACACAGGTCATCGGGACTACCGTTTCATCAGTAGACGTAACTTCCTGCTTTAACAGCGACTACGACAACTATTACGTGACCGTAAGTGGCGGCACGACAAGCACAGCAGACGACAACATCAAACTGCAAATGCTTTCTGGATCAACTGCGTCAACAACTGGCTACTACGGCACAGCTATTTATGCAGTATTTGGCTCAACCTTGACGCATCAAACAGACAACAACGCCTCACAGTTCACTTATGCGGGAGGCTCAGACGGTCGCATTATTTTGTCGTTAAACGTGTTAAGCCCAAATCTTGCCGTACCAACTGCAATTGGTGGCCCGTTTATTCGTCAAATTTTAGCTGGCACATATAGCGGCATTCATCGCGTTAACACCGCATATGACGGTTTTAAAGTGCTAGCAACTTCAGGAACGTTTACAGGCGGGACAATCCGCGTTTACGGATACAGGAACTAGCCATGACGCTAACTAATCCCCCCAAAGCGTTCATCGCCCTAGTAGGCCTAGTCTGCCTCACCGTCCTACTAGCCCTCGACGCCATCGACAACGCCACCGGCACAGGCATGATAGGCACAATCCTCGGCTACGCAGTCGGCAACGGCATCGCAGCCAGATCAGGCAAACCAGCCGAACCAATCATCGGGCCCAAAGAATGAACCGCCCATATCCATACAAGCCAGGCACCTACAAGCCCGCAACACGTAAACAGCCAGGGCTAGAAGAATTCTCGTATCTGTGCCGTCGACGCTGGCGGTTCCGCAACCTAGGCACACTTGTCGTGCGCATGATGAACGGCAAACCAGTGCTGTCTATCCACGCCACAGGCAACGCCTGCGACCTTGGCTACCCAGCAGGCGCTAAAGGCCGTCAAAAAGCCCTAGAAGCCTGCAGATGGCTCACACGGCCCGATGTGGCACCAGTGCTTGGTATTGCAGCTGTACACGATTACATGGCTAACCCGCCACGCGCATGGCGATGCGACCGCAGCCAATGGCAAGGGTTCAACAACGGCGAACTCGGTGCCGGCGGGCATTGGCTACATGTCGAGTTAGAACCTAAATACGGCTCGATGTCGCGTAAGGCGTACCGTGCATTGTGGAAGTCCCTGCCACGTAAATAGAACGCTGCTAGACCGCTTGGACACGGCTACAGCTAGAGGGTAGGGGTGTTGGTTTCTCCCCGCTCCTACCCTTGCCTCCGACAATGCTTGACAATGTGTTTACATTTGTTTACGGTGACGGTGTCGCCAAGGACAAGGAGAAACAATGAAACAGTTTGACGACCTGCCACTGTTCCGTAACACAGATCCAGAAGGCTCTGTAAACGGCGCTAAGCACATCACATACAAACGCACCAGTCAAATCATGCGTCTACTTGCTGTATACAACGAGCACCCCATTTACGGGCTACTTGACGAAACAGCAGCTGCTATCGCCGGCATCAACGGAGGCTGGAAACGATGCGCCGATTTACGCCGACTTGGTTTTATCAAGCCCACAGGCGACATGGCCCCAACAGTGGCAGGCGTAAACGCTATGGTCTGCCGCATCACCTCAGAAGGCATGGAGGCCCTCAGTGAAGCACGTGCTTGAAACCATCTTTGTGTTTACCGCTATGGGTGTCATCACGCTATTAGCCATAGCCCTGTGGGTTGGCGTCATGGAAGACGACAAGTGATACCTGTTTACGGTTGGCTTCCGTTATGGTCGGAGGATAGGAAAATATTGGTGCAGGTGTTTACATCTGCTGAAGGCCTGATCGAGCGCGTCACAGTCAACCACCGACTGTCACACACAGCGCCGTGGGGGCCGTCAATC